AAGCATTGATCCGGGGCGGATTCGGCGCCTGCATAGACCGCCATACCGCCGTAGACCGCCGTCAGGGTGCATTCCATAACGGGGCTTTCCCCCTCGGTCTGTATTTCCACGGATTCCGCCGTCAGGCCGTCGGCCCAGCCGATGCGGCAGCAGCTGCCGGCGGTTTTGTAGTACAGGCAGCCGCCGTACAGAAAGAAGCTGCCGCGAATCTGGGGCAAACCCCCGAGAATCCGCCGCAGCTCCATGGTTTCGCCGGGAATCCCGGCCCAGATGCCGTCTCCCAGATGGAACACGGCATAGCCGTGGAAGGTCTTTTCATAGGCACACAGACCGGTTCCCGGCATTTCTTGGTTTACATAAGTTTGTCCGTCCCGACAGCTCAGGAGGCCGTCCTGCCACCAGAGGTTTTCCAGTTCCGGACTCTGGTCGTGGGCCATGCGGTAGTCCAGCTCCTGCAGATTCAGACCGCCGGACAGCCGGTCCCAGACCAGTTTTTCCTCTTTGGGCCCATTGGGGACGGAAACAGGTTGAAATTTGGCCATAACGCCTCCTTGATCGATGATTGCCGCACCAAAGGCTCCCCTGCGTAAGGGGAGCTGTCATGCGTCAGCATGACTGAGGGGTCGTCACGGCAACCCCTCCGGTCCTTCGGACCACCTCCCCTTGCACAGGGGAGGCTTTGGTGCACAGCAGGCTTTTACAGCTCATACACATCCTCCGTTTCACCGGCGCAGACTTCCGCGCAGGTGAGACGGGACAGTTTTCGTTCAAATTCGTTGTACAGGGTGCTGTAGAGAAAGCTGGAGTCCTCCATGGCCAGATGGGCGGCCACATAGCAGGCCACTGCCCATCCGGCTTCTTCGGGACAGTCCAGCTCGTCGCTTTCATCCTCCGGCCAGCCGTCGGGGATGTGGGGATAGCGGTAATAATCCAGGCGGAACCGGCCCAGATCCTCCTTGGGGACCATGAGCTGCCTGCCGCCGATCATACGGAACCGGCGGTAGGGCGCCGTACGGCCCAGTTCATCCGTCCGCCACAGGCCCCCGGCCATGCGGTAGTAGTCTTCCGGCAGGTCGAAGACTGCCATTGCGTCCCGGATCACCGGGTTTTCCAGCGGAGCGGTCGCAGGCAGACTTCTGGCAGCCGTTGTCACATAGTACAGGCCGTCTCTGGCCAGCGCCGGGATCCGTGCCACGTCATCGGCCTGACCGTTGTAGCTCATGGCCACCGGTTCGCCGTCCACGGAGTACCGGTCCAGCAGCTGCAGAACCGCATCCTTCAGTTCTTTGTAAGTCATGTCGTTCCTCCTTTCTGAATACTGGCGCACGCTCGCAAGGCTTCCCCTTGAGGGGAAGGCTTTTTCAGTGCGCCGCAGTTCGTAAGGCCCCCTTGTGCAAAGGGGGCTGTCAGCAAAGCTGACTGGGGGATTGACAACCCCTCCGGTTTGCTTCGCAAACCACCTCCCCTTGCACAGGGGAGGCGTTAAAGGTGCGCCGCAGTCCGCAAGGCTTCCCCTTGAGGGGGAGGCTTTGGTGCGGCATTGTTCTTACACCTTGGCGGTGCCGACGGCAGCGGCCTTGCCGTCCTTGGCCTCGGCCACGGTGATGACCTGACCGGCTTCAGCCTTCACAATCTGGCCGGAAGCGCCCAGTGCGGTCCAGCCGCTGACATCGCTGTCATGGGAGACGGCTGCGGCAGACTGGCCCACCTGATACATCCATGCAAAACCCGCTTCGGGCTCGCCGGGATTCAGCAGAACCATGGCTTCGTCGTCACCCACAGGGGCGGCAGAGACATTCAGCTGACGCAGAACGGCCTGATCGCCGTGGTAGAAGATGGCGTCGGCCTTTTCCTCCAGCACGAAGCAGTCGTAGATGACACGGCCTTCCACCAGCCAGCCGGAAATGCCGGGAGGATCGGCGTGGGTCTTGTAGTCCTCCAGCTGCTTGGGGCCGATGGCGGCAGAGGGATGGGTCAGGATAAAGGCGCAGCCTGCAGGCAGTCTGGAGGAGGGCACCTTGACAATGCGGCAGCCGTCCACTTCACCGATGATGCCCTTCTTCAGCAGTTCCTGAGAAGCGTCACCGCACTTGACGAAGGCGGGATCCTGCTTCAGCAGGTTGGCAAAGCGGTAGGAGCAGAAGGCCACACGGCCCTTGTCGGGCACAGACTTGTCGCCCAGCTGTTCCATGGCGTTGAGGAAGACCTCGTAGGCGTTGGCCTTGGTGACGGGTTCGGCGGAGAAATTGCCTCTGGCAGTGGCCTCTGCGGCCAGCTTGCGGAAGACGTAGCTGTCGAACTCAGGTACCCAGACCTCTTCCAGCTGACGGGACAGGGCACGACCGGCGTCCATAACCATCATGGACTGGGTCTTGTCGCCCTTGTCGATGATGAAGGTGAAGGCACGGTCACGCTCCAGAGTCATGGTCTGGACAGAGCGGGACAGGTCGCCGGGATCGCCGTAGCGGTGGTCGCCGGAGCGGTTGTAGTCGGTCATGGGGACCGTGGGAATGGAGTAAACGTTGACGGTGCGTACGCCGGTGAAGGCGAAGCCGCCATTGAGGGCCAGTGCGGCCTGAGATTCTCTGGTGAACCGTTCGTCCACCTTTTTGGCGTACTTGGACGCCAGATTTCTGGTTTCAGTCATGTTTGCAACATCCTTTCAAATTTTGTTTGCAGTATAAAAGCCTCCCCTTGAGGGGAGGTGTCAGCTTTAGCTGACGGAGGGGTGTAAACGTCGGATTGCAGACACCCCTCAGCCTCATTTCATTCGGCAGCTCCCCTCAAGGGGAGCCATTGTTGCGTTTCTTAATACCCCTCATTAAACCCCCGCAGGAACAGGTCCTCCGGTTCGGTGTCGGCAGGGCCGCCGCCTGTGACGGCAGTGACCGGCGCTTTCGCGGCAGCTTCTGCATTCTGCCGCAGGATTTCTTCGTTGGTAACTTCCATGGTGATACTCCTTTCTGATTTTGCTGCGCAGGAAAAGGCTCCCCTTGAGGGGAGCTGTCACGGCTTCACCGTGACTGTGGGGTGTAAACGAGTGGAAAATGAAAAGTGGAAAGTTGAAAGTGAATGTGTCACTTCGTGACGGATTAAATCATGCGGTGCAATCCGCATCGAACTTCCCTGAGATCGCCACAGGCTGTTTCACAGCCTTCGCGATGACAGCGGTTGTTCGCAGGTCTTGTGATAAACTTTCCACTTTCAGTTTTCAACTTTCAACTTCCTGCCACCTCTCCTCAAAGGGAGGCTTTGGTGCCCAGCACCTTAATGTGCCTGTCCCTTCTCCACAATGGCCTTCTGTGCCGACTCCGGCAGGTCGTGGAAAATGGCCTGAATGCGTGCCGACTCTCCTGCCAGCACCTTGTCGGCGCTGAGTTTTCCCTGTGCAGGGACGGTCTTTTTGGCTTTTTCAGCCGGGATAGCCTCTTTCAGCTCCCGAATCAGGGCGTCCTTTCCGGGAATGAGCCGGTCGGGCACCCGCTCCAGATACTGCACCACATCCAGCACACCGGCATCCCGGAGATTGTCCAGGGTCTGGGTCATGGCGATCTCGGAGAACCGGCTGGCCGGGCCCACATCCACCCGGATGCGGAACCACAGGTCCTTGAATCTGCCGAAATCGTACAGGGTCACGGACCCATCCCCGGAGATCACCGGCCGGGTGCCGTAGTATGTGCCCATCATGTCCAGCAAAATGGCGCCGATGTCCTCCAGCCACTCGTAGATACCGGCTCTGGTGTTCTCCAGCGGCACTTCCGACGCCGACTGGAGCACCATGAGGGCCGACGTGTTGTTGGGATTGACGTTGCCCAGCTGTGCATCGGTGGCGCCGAGACAGTCCTTGGTGTAGGAAACGGCCCGGTCGATGACTGTGAGGATCTGGGCCGACATATCGGCAGGCTGGAGGGTGGCGGCAGCCTCCTGCACCGACTGGCCCGGCTGCAGACCACGGACGCCGATGGCCTGTCCCACCTCGTTGGACCACTGGCCGATGAGATCGGCGTTGTAGACCGTTTTGGGGAAGCCCAAAAGCTGCAGATGGCGCATGACCATGGCGAACATGGTGTTGATGAAGATCTGGTTGGGGATAATGCCGGTGACCAGCGCGCGGCCGTGGTACTGATTTTTCTGTTTTTCCCAGTTGCCCCATGCAATGGGGTAGCGGTGCAGGCCCGTGTCCACATTCTCATAGATGGTGGCTGTCCGGGTGGCCTTGGTGACATGGACCGTATCGCCCTGTCTGGTGTAGAGGATCACGTACAGAGCCTTGCCCCCGGCATGCTCCACCTGACCGCCCTGACCTGCCATGGGTGCGGTCTCGGAATCGGAGACAATGTCCTCTTCCACAAAGCTGGGGTTGTGTCTGCGAGCCTCCTGCCGCAGGTTTTCCACCGTGTCACAGCCTACCAGCAGGACCCATGGCTGCCGCTGGACGTTGGAATCCGCCGGATTGCCGAACATGACGTTGATGCCGTCCACCAGCTCCATGGCAACGGCCCCCCGATATGCCCCATAGGCGCCGCCGTAGGGTTTTGCGGCGGCATCCCACCAGAAATGGGCGCAGTAGTCGCCGGTCTGTGCGCCGTCAAAGAGG